CATGAGTGATTTAATTAAACAAAACAATAAGGATGACAAAATCATAATAGATGATGATGGTAATGAAGTTATTAAGAGTGATAAAGATGGAAGATTTAACAAAATGGATGAGGTAATTGATATGAATGGAGTAATAACAAAGAGGTTACAAAATGCAGGAGAAATGAAGAAAGGAAATGGTAAAATGACAAGTGAAGTAATAATGCTACTTAAATATTCACTAACTATGGGGTGTACTGTAAAGGAAGCATGTTTATTCGCTGGAGTATCAGAATGGAACTATTTTGATTGGAGAAAACGCTATCCCAAATTGTTTAAAGGTATAGAAAACCTAAAGGATATGCCAGTGTTGAAGTCTAGGTTTACTATATGGAAAAATCTTAATACTGTTGAAACTGCAAAGTGGTATTTGGAGAGAAAAAGGAAAGATGAATTTAGCATAAGGAATGAGAATTTGAATTTAAATATGAATGCTAATTATGATTCATTATTGGATAAGATAGAGAAAGGGGATGCAGAGATTGTAACGCAAGATGTAAAGGGTGAGGTATTGGAGAAAGTAGATAAGATATTTGATGCTCATATCGTAAATGCAGAGAAAAAGAAGGAAAAACATAGGCAAAACTTAAAGAGAAACAAGATAATAGAAAAGAAGAATAAAGCTAAAAAACAGGCAAATAATTGATGACTAGGAACAAAAAAAGATTCCCCGAGAAAAAGGGCAATACTTGGCTAACATTAGCAATCACGAAATGGGATATTTTAGGCTTAAAATCAGTTCAATAGTTTGGAACTAGGAAGGCAAAAAATTCTGTATTATAAATAAAAAAAAATAAAAAAAAATTGAATGTCGCTTTTTGTTATATTGTGCGACACTCAAAATTTTCTAAAATATAATTTTCAATAATGCAACTGTTAGAGTAAAGATTATTATAAATGATATCATGTCTATAACTCCCGAAGCAATATTTTTAATCATAATGTTTTGTATATTTTGATTAACTCCTGAACTCTTCCACTGTCTTCTATTATATTATTTTTGACTTTTTTACTGATTCTTTGGATGTTGTTTAACTCTTTATAACTTTTAATTGCTGAAGCTGACTCGCTATCTATTCTTTTATCTATAACTTTTTTCATAACTGATTGGAACTGGTAGACCTCCCAGGTTCTATTGTAGTATCTTATCTTTACCTCCTCAACCGTATAATTATTGCCGATGACCAAAGATGCTACATGACCCCATCTACCACCAGAATCCCAACTATCAGCAACGATTATATAATGTTTAAAATTTTTTATTAACATAATTTTATAATTATTTTATTTTATTATAGACCTTTTATAAGCTCCAGAATCACCTCTGAAGCTCTAAAAAGCTATAATCAATTAATCCTCACCATTCCATCAGCATCACCTCCCCATGCTTCCTCTCCATCAGAATCAAACCCTGACAAATAATCTTTTTCTAGTTCTATGAAAGACTCTACAAATAAATCCAGTAACCTTTGGAATTTATTTTTTAAAGCCATACTTCCCGTTCTTATACAATCCGATGTATTAATACATCCCATCACTCCTCCCCCCTGATAACTGAATCTACCTACTCCAATTTTACCTGTCAACTCCTCCTCCTGAATATCCAAACCGTGTAAAGCCTCGCTTTGAATATATAAGCTCGGAGTTTTACCTCCTAACTCATAAAATACATCCTCAGCCTCTATAAAAAAACCTATTTTTTTTGCCTTACACACAAACCCATCTATAATATAATCCATTTTATTTTTTATTATTTTATTATATAAATTTTAACGTGTTATTTATCTCTAAAGAGATTGCCTCCTGCTTTAGAATGCTTTTAATATCTTTACAAATTGCCGTGATATTTTTAAAATTCTTTTTTAATAACTCGGATGTTGTAAAGCATTGAATAATCAAAACGTGTTCATTAATAACTCTTTTTTTATCCTCTGAATACCATCCACCAAACGCATCATAGGATGTGCAACCTCCAAAAATTATAGATAGTTTTTTGATTATATCTTTTTTTATATCCTGAAGTTGCCCATCATCAATTCTACAATCTATATTGTAAGTAGATGGTAAATATATTTTAAAATTATTATCTAATATATACATTTTATTTTAATTATTAATAATCACCATGTTTTTAAAATATTCTAACTCCTTTGCTTTTATTATTTTATTAATTAATCCGATTGCTTTTTTTAAATGTGCCTCATTTTTTACTACCTCTCGGAAGTCATCTTTTAAATCTTCCAAATCCTGAATAGATGCATTCAAAATATCTGATTCTTTTATCAAATTTACATCTGATAATTTTTTTATTTTTAACATAGTTTTTTAATTATTTATTAATTGCTCTAAATTGAACGCAACTTATTGACATGTTATCAGTGTTGAAGCAATAATCATTCGGATTGACTTCAGCCCTGCATCTACTTGCTATTGCTAAAATTAACATAGATGTAAATATAATAACCATTATTATATACATCATTGACTCAAACTTTTTTTGATTCATAGTGTTTTCTTTTATTAATTAACTACATTAATTATAACATAATAAACATAATATACATAATATAGTTATGAACATGTTAATAACTCTGGAACTGGAACGCCCTTATGATAAAAAACATTTATGTTTTATCTATTGAAAAATTGGATACCCCCCTACAATAAAGATGTTTACATCTACATTATTCTGAAGCTGATATAATCAAACTTATTATTTTATACAATATATAATAGAAAGATATACCACTGACATGATTGAGTGACCCACTCCCAAAAATAATCTTTTCTTCTCTCCACCCCTTTTCAACCACCCCAAATATTTCCACTTGACAAAAACTCCCAAAATGTCATAATAAAACCATGCCAAACGCACTAATTCAAAAACTCTCTAATAAAGACTGGAGATTAGAACATCTCTATAAAATCGTAAATAAAGAATCACGACTCGTGGTTTTTAAGTTGAATTCTATTCAAGAGAAATTTAATACCGAAAAACATAATCGTAATATTATATTGAAAGCTCGTCAGCAGGGTTTTACTACTTATGAATGTGTAGATGGGTTAGATGATGTGTTATTTCATAGGAACTTTACTATGGTTATAATCGCTCACGAAGATAGGGCTGTTAAAACTATTTTTAAGAAAATTAGGAGAGCATGGGATGAGATTGATAATGATTTAAAGGTATATCTTAATTTGACTGTTAATACTGATTCTGCGAATGAGTTATCTTTTAATAATGGGTCAGTTATTAGGGTTGCTTTGTCTTCTAGGTCAGATACTGTTAATAGGTTGCATATTTCTGAGTTTGGGAAGATATGTTCTAAATATCCTGGGAAAGCTGAGGAAATTATATCTGGTGCCTTTCCTTCTGTTACTGATGGTGGAAGAATTGATATTGAATCTACTGCTGAGGGAGAATTGGGAGAATTCCATGACTTATTCTGGGAATATTGGGGTAAAAAGCCACAAACATCTAAGGAATTTAAATCTTTTTTCTTTCCTTGGTTTGGTAATCCAGAATATCAGATGAAAGCTAAAGTTAATTTACCTAACGACATTGTTGATATTCAAATTAAATTTGGTTTAACTAATGAGCAAATGATTTGGTATTATTTTGAAGAGAAAGTTCAGAAGAGAAATATGAAACAGGAATACCCCTCTACCCCAGAAGAAGCATTCTTATCTACAGGTAACTCTCTATTTGATACTGTTGTTGTAGGTAATATTAGGACTATGGAGGGTAAAAAGGTTGGGGATTGGACTTATTTCTTCGATTATTCGCCTGGTCATCTATATGTATTGGGTGCAGATGTAGCAGAAGGTATAGGTAGGGATAGTTCTACTTGTGTAGTGTTAGATGTTACGAAAGTTATACCAAAAGTAGTTGCAGAATATGCAAGTAATATGATTATGCCTGATTTATTCGCTTATGAAGTTAAAAATGGTGCTACTAGATATGGAAATTGCCTCGTTGGTGTAGAAAGGAATAATCATGGTCATACTACCCTCTCAAAATTGAAAGAAATCTATCATAATATCTATACAGAGGAGAAATTTGATAATTTATTGAATCGTAAGACCACAAAATTGGGTTGGCTTACAAGTGGAGCTACAAAACCAAAGATGATTTCTGAATTATGCTCTGCTGTAAATGAAAGTGATATAGAAATTATAAGTCCTAATATAAAAAAAGAATTAAGAACATATCAAAGAGAAGATATGAATCAGATAAAAATTGCAAAAGACCAAACAAAACATTGGGATTTAATAATGGCTATTGCTATCGCATATCAGCTAAGACGCAATGTAGCAGCCAAAAAATCGTCTTATACAGACGTAAAAACATTTGACCCGTATAAAAGTTTCTAAAATTGTGTTATAATATAAAAATATAACCCTAAAAAATTATGGAAGAAGAAAAAAAAGATTTACAAGAGCAATTAGTATATAATCCAAAGGAAATTTCGTATCTAAATTATTTAGTTACAAGGATTCAACACTCTCGTGATTTAAGAAATGCACCACACTGGCAATTTGATAATATGACTTACCCAGATTGGTATAAGTCAAATGCAAAAGCTGCAGTTGGTTTCAAAGCACCTAGGGCAAACCCAACAGACACAGAGGTTACGACTGCCTTGACAAGTCAAAAAGTTAAGACACTTGTTAATATCTTAATGGGATTCAATTACTCAATAGACATAACTTCTGTTAATAAAGACAGCAGAATACAAGTTGAGATGGGAAATTGCATGGAAGAGCTAGTAAAACAGACAAAAAGGAACGAATCAGACAATTTGAAGAAAAAATCTCTAAGATTTAAAGAAATGATTGAGCAGGGAGATGTTTTTGTAGAAGAATATTTCAAAGAAAGTCAAAAAATGTCTAAAACACCTAAAGGAAAGTTTACTGGTAGTATGAAATTCGAGTGGACTGAGAAATTAGAAGATGTTTTAGGTCAAGCAGAAACAAAAATTATACCTGGGCTAAATTTTTATCCTGGTGATGTTACAAGTCCAGATATGGAAGAACAACCATTTGTTTTTACTGCTTCTACAATGTCATACGCACAAGCAGAGAAAATGTATGGTAAATGGGATAGATTTAAATTTGTTCCTAAAGATTTAGTAACTTTTAGTGATACTTTATACTATGGTTCTATTATCTCTTTAGAAAAAGAAACAAAAGAGAGAGTAGAGATGGTAAAATACTTTGATAAATGGGCTAATGAATTTATGATTATGTTAAATGGTGTAATGATGATGCCTATTAAATTCCCACTTACTATGGTAAGCCCTAGTGGAGATTATCCTGTAGCGAATGGTTCTCTATACCCTAGAAAAGATTTCTTTTATTCTAAATCTCTTGCTGCTGATACAAAAACATTACAAGAAATTGTAGATGCTGCATTTATGGGAATGGTTTGGAAACAACAATACTCTTCAAGACCTAGTGTAGTTAATAATTCTGGTAGAAAATTACCTTCTTCTGTATATCAAGGTGGAATTATAATGGAAAATATACAAAATCCTGAATTAATAGTTCCTTTATTTCCTAGTATTCAAATAACTGAAGCTGATTTTAATTATTTCCAATTAGTAAATCAATTAGTAGAGAAAAATTCTTTTTCTTCTATTATAGAAGGACTTGGTGGGACTGGTGATACTGCCACTCAATCAATACAGCAACAACGTAACTCAATGAAAAAGTTAGGTAATGTAATAGATGCTGCTGTAGCAGTTGAAACTAAATTATATTGGCTTAGAATTTACAATATAATTAAAAATTACACAGATAATGACAAAATAAAGAAAGTATTTAGAAAAATTATCACAAGAACTAAAAAAGATGGTAAAGATGGCTACAAGATTTATTCTTTTGATGAAGAAAAAGCTAAACAAGACCCATTGCTAACAAAAGTTGAGGCTGGTATAGTTTCTAACGAAAATTTAGGTAAAGGAGTAGAGATGATATACATAGACCCTAAATTATATAAAGAATCTATCAATAATATATGGATTGTTAATGTAATTGCAGAATCTAGCACTGTTTCTGAACTTCAAAAGGCACAATTATTAGAACTTGTGCAAGTAGTTGCTACTTTCGCACCACAACAAATGAATACAGATTACATATTGACTAGAATTATTGCTCTATCTGGTGAAGACCCTTCTAAATGGTTAAAGACACAGAATCAAGCAATGCCACAAGAACAATTAGCAGCTCAGGCAGAAGCAAGACCTACTGGAACAATAGAAAAACAGTTAAAGCAAGGTGTAGGTAACCAAGCTAAAGCACCTAGTATTAATACATTAATGGGTCAAGTCTAACAATTAAATATAAGTCCTATGCTCAAATATGACAACATCAACGAATTATTCGAAGGTATTACCTTGGAAAGTTCTAACGAAAGTTTCAAAGAAACAGATTCTTTTAGTAGATTTGAAGAAACTCTGACTTTAGAAGACAAAGAAGACCTTATAAATTGGTCTAATATGATGTTCAAAAATAAATGGTTCTTACAGATGTTCCAATTTCTAATGAATGAGATTGTTAATAGAACTATAAAAGGTCGTGGCGATATAGATTCTGCCTATTTTATGATGGCAGGTCTTTCTTTATTTAAAAAGGAATTTGAACGATTGAGTTTGAATTTCGAAGATAAAAATAACCCAAAATAACATGGATATAGAATTTCAAACTTTTTTTGATGCTGATGGTAAAGAGATTCAAGGTGTTGCTAAAGAAACATTCGAATCAACAACATCAGAACTCAATACACAGCTCGAAGAAGTAAATAAAAAATTATCAAATAGAGAACTTGATATAGGAAATATAAAAAAGAAATATTCTGACCTTTCAGATGAAGAAAAAGAGAAAATGTCTGCTGAAAAACAAGAAATAATGAAAACTAAGGAAGATTTGCAAATTAAATTAGACCAAATAGAAAATGAAAGGAATGGTGAGTATAAAAACAATGCCTTTTCTGGATATTCTATAAATGATGATGATTTGGTTATCGCAAGAGCTAATTTTGATAGAATTTCTTTGACAGAAGAAGAACAAAAATTGCCACTCAAAGAACAAATAGAATTAAAGACAAAATATGCTATAAATATGTCTGGTTTTGAAAGACCAAACGTTCTAAATGTTTCTACAAATTATAATTCTAAGCAAGAACCTGCTAGTTACCCTGATACAGAAGAGGGTATAGCAATGTCTGCACAAATGCTCGGTATGTCGGTTGAGCAATACAAAGAAAAAAATAAAATAAAATAATTATATGGCAGAAGAAAAAAAAATAACAGGAACTTTAGAAAAAAAAGAAGTAGTAGTTCCAAAAGTTAATATAGATATGGAAAAGGTAAATGAGTTAGTAGAGCAAAACAAAAGATTACAAGAACAGATAGAAAAGTTAGAAAAAAAGGCTGATAGAAATCCTAAAGCAAAACTTGTAAAAGAAAGTAGCGTATATATAAAAATGTTTGAAGGTAGTTATGTAATAGGGATAACACCTGAAACTGGTTGTAAGAAAACAATCAAAGCTAAAAATGGTAGAGAACATCTTATAGTTGATATAGAATTAATGGATACTGATGGAAATATAACAACTAAAAAAGATGTTAGTTTAAATGACCTTGTAGCTTCTAATAAAAAAGTAAAAGTTCCAGTTATGAATTTTTATAGAGAGAAGCAAATACAAAATAATGGAAAAGTAGAGAGAGTTGTATACAAAGATTGGAGCAGTGAGTTCACAGGTCAAGAGGTAGACGATATTGTAGTTACTGAAAAAGTTACTACAGAATTAGAATTACCTAATGGTGAGGTAGTAGAACTTAAATCTAATGTAATAAATTTATAATATGACTGATAAAGAAATAAAAAAACAAGTTAAAATTGAAAGGGAGAATAGAGATAAAATAACTACTCCTTTTACAAGAGAAATGATTAGCATCATAGGTCAATATGATGGTAGTTTATCTTATGATATTAAATTAGAAGATGAAACTAAAAAGTATGTT